TACTCGATTGAAAGAAATTGGAATTAAGTATCTAGGAGAACATCCTAAATCAAGCCCTATTCCTTGGTTTAACCGCCATGTGAATATTAATAAAAAACAAAGTGCTCTACAGGAAACCGAATCAACCAATTATGTTGTGGGTGTTATGAGTGACGATGTAGAGCACGACGAATTACCAGAACTATAAAGGAAAATAATATGAAGGCTATCGTATGGAGTCGGAATCAGTGCCCCTATTGTGATCAGGCAAAAAATCTGTTAAAATTAAAAGGTATAGAATTTGAAGAAAGAAATGTCAGTACAGATTGGACAAAAGAACAATTATTAGAAGCTGTTCCAAATGCACGTACAGTTCCACAGATATTTTTAGATGGGGAACTTGTTGGTGGATTTACAGAGCTTAAGGCTAGACTAAATGGATAATATTGAATTTGAAAAACTTAAATCAGCATTAAAAAAATTAGATTCAACTGGTCAGAAAAAAGAAGAAGTTGTAGAGGATAGTTATGACGGCTTAAATTACAGTATAAATGCAGGTACAGGGTTATATTCAACATATCCAAGTAATGTTACTATAAGTTCAAACCAGTATACTATTCCAACGTTAGCTTCTTCATTAAATTCTAATTTGCAGTTCGGTGGAGCTGGCACATCGTGGGCAAATACGATTCCTTCTTCTACGTTACAAATAGAAGGTAAAGATGCTGACATTAAAATTAATGGTCGTAGTCTTTGCGATTTTATGGATAAAATTGAACAAAGGATGTCTATATTGGTGCCAGATCCGGCCAAATTAGAGCATTTTGAGTCATTAAAAAAGGCCTATGAGCATTATAAAACATTAGAAGCATTATGTGAATTACCTAACCCAGAAGAAAACCAATAAGGAAAAGTATGTTGATCAACAAAGGATTTACCACAGGAGATGTGGTCAGTATTAAATTAATTAACGGTGACGAAATTATATCACGATTTGAATCAGAAGATGTTGATACAATAAGTATCAGTAGACCGTTGGCACTTACTATGAGTGGGCAAGGACTAGGAATGATTCCTTGGGTATTTCTAGGTGAAGATGGTAAAGTTACTTTAGATAAAAAAAATACCTTTTTCATCGTAGCATCTAAAAAGGAAGCTAGTAAGCAATACTTAGAAGGAACTACGGGTATTAGCCTGGTTAAATAATAGTATAATATTTAGGAGAATAATATGGGAGTTCCAATTCAGACCCCAATGGGGGCTACCGGAGGTGCTGGAGTATTTACAGCCATTGATAATGGCGTTGAGTTAACCGCTATTGCAACCGCAATAACTGCTCAAACAGTAGTATTAAAACAAATACAAGGAACGCTGGCTAATCTAGTAAGTGCTGTAGGTGCTGTTGGTGATACAGCTAAAGCATCTAGTGGTGCTATATTATCTGTTTCAAAAGCCGTAGGTAATGCTAGTACTGCTGTCAGTGATGCCGCTTTTACACAACAGGCTATGGCTTCTAGCATGATCAAGAAAAACAATCTAGACACATCAATAACTCTACAGAGCATGGAAAATAATGGAGTAACTGTGCCAGAGCAACCTAGCATAGTTGATCAATTAAAATCTCAGCTTAAAGAAGGTGCTATCATTTCTCAGGTAAACAAAGTAGAAGGATTTGTTAAGGATAAGATAAACAGCTCTATCTCAGACGCTACAGATTGGGCTAAACAGGCACTAGGAGTTGATCAAATTGTAGATAATGTAAAAGCACAAGCCAGTGCTATTATTACTCCAACAGTTAAGAGTGCTGAAACCGTAGCTCGAAATGCCGCGGCTGCCGCCGGCATACCATCCGGAACATAATAAATGCCCGCACGTAGACCCTGGATTAATAATACTGGAAATCAACAAAAGGAAAGTAACAATCCTTCTATAGATGACCTCTACATGTCTACTAATGTATTTGTTAATGGGCAGTCTGTAATATTAGCGGGTCCTCCTAGTGCTAGTCCTGCTCTTGCCGCATTAGTTGAATTCACTTTGAACAATGACGATCTGCACAATGGATCACCTAGTGGATATGAGCAAGCTGTGGCATCTATACAGTCACAGGTATCTCAGGGATTGATAACTCAAGAACAGGCTAATCAACAGATAGCAAATACAGCTATACCAGTAATTCCTGACGACGACAAAGACACACAAGATATAGCCGCTAAGAATGTACTAGTATTATTGTTCCGCGGACTGCTAACTCCCGCTAGCAATATTAATAGTAGCGTACAGGTAGATGCTACTGCTACTGAGATAAACAAATTAGATGGGTATAGAGCACGAGTGTTTAACTGGGAACAGGACGTAGCGGCTTTTAAAGAAATACAACCAGAAGACCAAGTAGTTCTCTACGGATTCAGCAAGGGCGGAGAAACAGTATTAAAAATGATTAACGGTCACCCTAATCAAAAATTTGCACTAGCACTTACTCTAGATGCTTTTATAACAGTTACCCAAGGTATAGCTAAACTACCTACCAACTGCACTCGCGCTGTTAACTGGTTTAATCCCAACTGGCCATATAATAAAGGCTATGCTTTTCCTCCGTCCTCTGATAGAGTGTTACAGGTACAGGATCCATCTACACCATCAACTATTACACATTTTGCCTTTCCTCAGAAACACCTCCAGGATGTACTCACTCAGATCAAATCTTTAGTACCACGTCCTGCACAGAAGTTAACTTCAACAATTAATGGAGATCCCCCTCAAAAAGGACCTGCAGGTACATTCACTAGTCCTCTTAATGCTGGATCATTAGATCCTTCAGTAAAAATCAGCAAGCATTTCACTCTTGGGGATGTTATAAAGGATAAATTTACAGGTGCTCAGGGTGAAAGATTTGTACATCCTCTTACAGCCAGGCCAGAGATCGGTTTATCAGCCGCACAGGTTAGAGATAATCTTAGCCTGTTAGCACAGAATATATTAGACCCTATTTACGAAAGATATCCAGATCTGTATTTTACCAGCACACAACGCCCAGTTGGTGAAAATAAAAGTAGTCAACATCCGTTTGGGCAGGCCGCTGATATGAAATTTAAGAGTGGAAGCGACTATGCTAAACAGTCAGAAAGAGCCAAGTGGATCCGAGACAATCTACCATACGATCAGCTGATTTTGGAAACATACGTAGGAAACGGATCATATTGGATCCATTGTAGTTATAGAAATACGCCTAAATCATTAAATAATAGCAGTAAATGGGGTAGTGGGTTTGATAACAAACGATTTGCTTGGTTAAATTTCCAAGCAACCGGTTGACCTATTTTACTATCAGCAGTATAATAAATAATTATACGCTCTTGTAGGGGTAAACTAACATAGTTAGTTGATGTAGTGAAAGGCTACTTGGTACGACGGAAGCCATAAACGCCCTAGAGAGTCCGTCACCTTTATAACACTTTGGAGAAGTCTATGAAAAAGATTATAATAGCACTAGCGTTATTATCTACAGTAGGTACAGCGCACTCATATGGCAATCATCACCACCACCACGGACATTATCGTGGATACAGTTGGGTAGCTCCATTGGCTATAGGTGGTATTATTGGATACGGACTATCTCGTCCATATTATGCTCCTCCAGTAGTAATTCAACAGCCGGTATATGTACAACAACAGCCACAGATTGTACAGGATCCACCTATTGGTTATCATTGGCAATTAATGATCGATCCTGCAACCAACCAACAGAGACCGGTATTGGTTCCAAATTGATAGTTTTAAAAAGTAATACATGATTGTTAATTCGATATTTGAGCACGATTCCTTTCATTTTTTTTGCAACAATAACCTCTTATATCAAAATACAAAACTACAATCAAATATCGATACGTTATTAAATTTACCTTTAGTTGTGAATAGAACTAAAGGTGGAAAATATGATTCAGTCTGTGGAACAGTATTAACCAGCGTTGGCAATGAAGAATCTGACATTGTATATATGCCCGGAGCAGAAGATCTTGTCACTTGGATAACTGAAAAAATTTTAGAAACATCCCCTACTGCAAAATCCCTCGAATACAAAAGATCTTGGGTAAACAAAATGTTTAAGTACAGTCAAGGGTTAGTCCATGCACACGTACACCCCGACTATAAATTACCTCCGGTTGATTTTGTAGCAATATTTTATCTACAAGTTCCAGAAAACGGTTCTGACTTAATCTTTGTACGTGATGGAGAATTTAACACCCTATACCTAGATTATGAAGAAACGGATCGCGTACATATTAAATGCTCAACTGGTGACCTTGTAGTACATTCTCCGTATGCTTATCATGCTGTGAGCCAGCATAATAGTACAATACCAAGAATTTGTTTAGTATTTGAAGGGATGTTTGTTGGCTAACTGTGTACTCCTTACCGGCGGAACTTGGAATCCTAATTATTGGAGCAAGATACAACGATCACTAGGCCCCTATCGAATAGCCACAGCCCTTGAACAACAGGGATATTCAACCTTTGTATTAGATTACATTATTAATCTTACCACAGACGAAATATTAAAAGTTTTATCCCAGCACGTTGGAGAAGATACTCTTTGGGTTGGGTTTTCATCTACGTTTTTTTGGCCGAACAGAAGTAATGAAGGAAATTTAAATTCTCGTACAACTAAGAATTCTTTAGATCAAATGTATTATACTGAAAACTATCAGGACATTGAAACCGTTATTGATTACATTAGATTAAAAAGCAATGCAAGAATTATATATGGCGGTGCTAAAGCTCCGTATTTTTTAGTTGACGATAATATCGATCACTACATCACTGGAAATGCTGACGTTTCTATTATAGAAATAACTCGAGACATAGAAACAAATAAAGTTATACCAAAAGTAATTGATTCTACCCAATATCTAGAACCAGATATTAATAATATTTCTACCCACTGGTGGAATAAGAATTTTAATATTATTCCAGGAGAAGGTCTTCCAATAGAATTAGCCAGAGGATGTATTTTCAAATGTAAATTCTGTAACTATCCTCTATTGGGTAAAAAGAAAGGTACATATCTTAGAAATTCTGTAGAAGTTAAAAACGAATTAATTAAAATTTGGGAAACTCATGGAACGACAACATACTATCTTACTGATGACACCTTTAACGATGATAACGATAAATTAGAAGCGTTACATCGAGTGTTTACCGAACTTCCGTTTAAACCAAAGTTTTCTTGTTATCTAAGAATCGATCTGCTTAACAAATATCCACATCAAGTCAAACTGCTAGAAGAGATGGGACTAATTGGAACATTCTTTGGTTTAGAAACTTTACAGGCAGAAAGTGCAAAATCTATTGGAAAAGGACTACATCCTAACAAAGTTAAAGACAGATTATATTGGTTAGCAGATCGTTGGAAAAATAAAGTAAACATCGAAGCTGGGTTTATACTAGGGTTGCCCCATGATACACAAAACTATTTTAATGAGCTACTTAATTGGTGCCTTGAAGATACAAATCCTATACAGGCAATACATTTTTATCCTTTGATGCTGTTTCATTATGACCAATCTTACGGGTTAGAACGTTATAGTTCAGAATTTAGTATTAACCCAGAAATTTATGGATACGAATTTAAAACTGAAAATAATGCCTTTTGGGAGTTGCCTTCACAACAATTAAATTATCAACAATGTTTGGATACTGCTAATAGATTTAATGAACTAAGAACTCCTAAAAACAAAATAGCCGGCTTTCATATGATTACCAGCCTTAATATTGGAATTTCTTTGGAAGATATATACGCACTAACGCACAATCAAATCATTGACAAATACAATGTAGATCTGCTAAACTTAACAAAGATCAATCAATATAAGAGTATGCTAGGGCTAAGATAAATAATATAACTATGACACTACCTTCATCTGGACCTATAGCAATAAACGATGTAAATATTGAAACTGGCCGCGGCAGCGGAGCCACTACAGGCATCGATTGGATTAGAGACCATACTAAAGATTCTGTTACTGATTTAAATTCACTGTACGGAAGATCCTGGTATCAACGTAATCAAGATGGAAATTGCGATAACGGGAATTGTGGTTCTGGATCAAGTTCGGGGAATATACAATGTCAAAATTGTTCTTTATCGAATGTTAACTGTGCTAACTGTGATGCTCAAGCATGGCTACAGCCCGGAGTTAATTGCGCCTGTACATATAACTGTACTCAAAACACAGATCAAACTTATGCCTGTAATTGCGCCTGTGCCTGTGCCTGTGCGTGTTTTATCTGTGCCTGTGCCTGCTGGTAAACATTAAAATAGGAAAAATATGATATTTGAAATACAAGCCGAGCGTATCGGCGACAACGAAAAACAAGTTTTTTATTACGATAACCAGACTAACGTATTAAAAGACAATGCTGGTAATATTTTTGAATATCCTACAATCGATAATAGTAAAATGCCCAATGTAGAAGTTGTGCCATTTGATAAACATACTCCACTTAAAAAATCACGCAACGTATCTGTATTAAAAATACAAATGGGATTATCTTGTAACTATTCTTGCGATTACTGCTCTCAAAAATTTGTAGAGCGTCCAGCAGAAACTAGTAAAAAAGACATAGATGCATTCTTAGAAAAGTTTGATACACTAAACTTCAGTGAAGAACAGGGATTAAAAATAGAGTTTTGGGGAGGCGAGCCTTTTGTTTATTGGAAGACTATGAAGCCATTAGCAGAAGCTATTAAAGAAAGATTTAGTCACTGGACAAAAGAACCGCAACTAAGTGTAATTACTAACGGATCTATTTTGAATAAAGAAATCTGTGCTTGGTTATATTATATGGGATTCTCAGTATCAATCAGCCACGATGGACCGGGGCAAGCAGTTCGTGGGCCAGACCCGTTTGATGATCCTTTACAGAAAAACATTATTTTAAATTTTTATAAGATAATGAGAAAGCAAAATAGAATTAGCTTCAACTCTATGCTTAATCATGAAAATAGAAGTCGTAAAGCAGTATATGATTGGTTTGTTGAACTAACTGGCGATCCTAATGTTATGCTAGGAGAAGGAACTATAGTAGATGCATATGACGAAGATGGCATTAATAGTTCTTTGAGCTCAAAGAAAGATCATTTTGATTATAGAAAATTAGCATTTAACGACATATATTCTACTCAAGGAAATATTGGTAATCCCATGATATTAAGTAAGGTTGATGGGTTTGTTCAAACCTTACTCGGCCACGGCGATGCTAAATTTTTAGGACAAAAATGTGGCATGGATTTACCCAATGTAGTAGCCACAGATATGAGAGGCAACGTGTTTACCTGTCAAAATGTCAGTGCTGTTGAAACAGGACCAAATGGAGAAAAACACTTAGGTGGTACTCTTGAAAATATTGAAGACGTTGAAATTAAAGCCGCCACCCATTGGATGAATCGTAAAGGTTGTCCGTCTTGTCCCGTGCTACATATCTGTAAAGGTTCTTGTATGTTTCTCGATGACAAATATTGGGATGTGTCATGTCAAAATTCTTATTCCGACGGTATTGTATTTTTCTCCTTGGCGTTTGAAAAAATAACCAAAGGCTTTGTTCCTGTCACAATCAAAGGAGATGGGCTTCCTTTAGATAGACAAGACATCTGGGGAGCACAGTACATACACGACGAACTTCCTAAGAAAAAAGTTATACCTATTAAAGTTGTTAGCGAAATTGTCACAAAGATTGACGACATTGATGTATATGGAAAATCAAAGGTTCTTGTATAATGTCTATAACTATTACACCTAATATTCAAAAAATAATTGATTCGGCTAATGCTATGCCAGAAGTTATTTCTCTCAAAGTCGGGCCGGTGCCTGCTTTTGAGTTAACACAGGTGCCTGCTGGAAACTATGTATATTTTGATTTTGTTATGATTGTTAAAAATGGTGACCACGTTTCGGTTGCGTTTGTTGTTCCTGAATCCAGCATTACTGAAAATACACACATGAATTTAGCAATCAAAGATCTAGCAGAATGTAACTGTGTAAGATCTGGAGATGCAGATGATCAATATTGTGTAGACAATCCTTTTTATAATAGAGGTAAAACTACATATTATATTAGACCGCCCGACGACTATTTGGTCAGATTAATACAACAAGAACCAAAAATATATTCTGATCAAGAAATGCCTCCAGCACTTCGAGGAATGGTTGAAAAATTAAAAACCTTGGATAACGTTAATTCTATACAGGTTGAAGACATACTCGATGATACCTTTATAGGAGATATGCAGTTTCATAGTGATCCTTTAAGATTAGACGAAAAACCCAAGGATCTAATAATTATTCAAGCTAACGTGCAATTAACATCTGGAACTGTTGACCTTTCATTTGTATGTAGTGAATGGCAGTACAACGATGCTCCAGAATATACATGGGCTGTTAATAACTTAAAAGAGATGATCACCCTTGTTATCGAGCAAACAAAATAGTTTCAAATTTTTATTTGGAACTCCACTCTGGATAGAATTTCCGTTTGATAATGTAGCAGAATATAACAAACAGTTATATTTAGAAACAATGCCCTATAGAGATGGCAATCTTTTTGAGATGCCCGGCGATGCAATTAAAAGATTAAAAGACCACGTAACTGATCGTGTAACAGAAATAGCCTACGATTTTGAATGGGAGTCACCTCAGTTTTACCTACACGGAAGACAAAACCCAATCCTCCCAGGAGGAGTAGATACCCCTCATTTTCATCTTGGTTCAAAAATGGTTGTTCTTTATTATCTACAAATTCCACCTAACTCCGGTGACCTACTACTACATGATGTACGTGGATGGAACAATTGGCCGGATTTACAAACAACTACAGAAGATCATAAAACAGCTCGTGCTTATCATCGTATCAAACCCAAGGAAGGTATGTTGATAATGCACCCATCATATGTCACACATTCTGTTGAGCCAAATTTTAGTAATGAAAGTAGAATTTCTCTAGCACTGACAATATATCACAAATGATACGACAAGACTTTTTTGTTACTCCTGTTTGGACTACACATTTAAATAAAATTGAAGAACTTAATCTTCAATTATTATCTGTTGCAAACCTATATCAACAAGGTACAGATTATTTTGATATTAATAACGTAGGTATAGAAAATTTAAAATTACAAGTATTACCCATTATAAAAAATGTTGCACAAGAAGTAGGATTACCTGCAGATCGATTATCAATAACTGGAAGACAAAATCCTACGCTTCCAGGAAAAAACAATAGTCCTCACCACCATCCCGATTGTCCCTTGGCTGTAGTGTATTATATACAAGTTCCAGAAAATTCTGGAGACATATTACTTCACGATCCTAGAGGTGCAATTACCTGGCAAGATCCCAATGCTCGTACAGATGTTAATTGGCAAAGCTATAGGCCTTATCATAAAATTACTCCGGTTCCGGGAATGTTGTTGATATTTCCGGGATATGTCGTTCATTCAGTGGAATCAAATTTAAGTCAGTTACTTAGATTAAGCATAGCAATCTCTACAAGGTTTGAATGAATTTTATCATCCTAGGAGGCGGAACTGCGGGATGGCTTACTGCCTTATATATCAATAAACATTTTCCTCAAGACTCTATCACTGTAGTGGCTAGCTCTGAAATTGGGATACTTGGAGCAGGAGAAGGAACAACTCCTCCGTTTATAGATCTGTTAAAAGATATAGGTATTGACGAAACAGAATTATTCAAGCATTGCAAGGCTACAATAAAAACTGGTATTAAATTTACCAACTGGAACGGCACTAAAGATGAATACTTTCATAACTTTTCAGATGGATTGTATGCGTTACATTTTGATGCTAGACTGTTGGCCAAATATCTGCAAGATCAGGCTGTATCTCTCGGAATAAGAATTCTTGATACAGAGGTTACTGATGTTGTCCTAGATCAAAATAAAAATATTTCTTTGTTAGTAACAGACTTTGGAAATATACAGGGAGACTTCTTCTTTGATTGTTCGGGATTTAATAGACTACTAATAGGTAAAATATATAATAGTGTATGGCAATCATACCCAATGCCATGTAAAAGAGCAATTCCTTTCTTTTTACCAAATAGCGGAATTAATCTACCAGAATACACAGAATCTATAGCATTAAAGTATGGGTGGTTATGGAAAATTCCTGTACAAGGACGATACGGTTGTGGATATGTTTTTGATTCAGCTATGACTACTGATGAACAAGCACGAGAAGAGATTATAAAATATCTTGGACATGATTTTGTTTCTCCTACTACTTTTAATTTCCAAGCTGGATCATATAAACATTCCTGGACTAATAATTGCCTGGCTATAGGATTATCTGCTGGATTCATTGAACCTTTAGAAGCAACTAGTATTTGGGTACAGATATTATCCCTTAGGTTATTTGTTGAGTTATATAATAAACATCCAAAAGCTATTGAAAAATATAATCACGATATTGACGAAATTAATAATGATGTGTTATCGTTTTTATACTATCATTATATTACCAACCGAACGGATACACTTTTTTGGAAAAACTTTAAAACTAATAATCAAATTCCTAAAAAATTAGAAATACTTCTTAATTCTAAAAATTTTTACAATATATTGAAATCTTTCGATTTTCGTATATTTGAAGAACACAGTTGGAAATCTATATTAAACGGAATACCCCTGTTGGTTGACAATAAATAAATTTAACTATACAATTAACATTTAAGGTAAAAATTATGAAAGCATTATTATTAACATCATTATTAGTAACAAGTCTAGCACAGGCTAATAATTGGGGATTTGATCACGACAATTGGATTAGCCAATCTGGTCCTGTGTTTAACTCTACTGGGCTATGCTGGAGAAACAATGCCTGGACTCCAGCTACTGCGGCGCCTGAGTGTGATGGGGCTCTTAAACCCAAGGCAACGCCTGCACCCGTTACTGCCGCACCAGCAACACCTGTGCAACCTCCTGCAAAAAATATAACACAGATGGCTAAAATAACATATGACGCAAAATCATTATTTGATTTTGACAAGTCTGTGGTCAAGCCCGAAGGGCAATTAGTATTAAATCAGTTGGTAGCAAAACTACGAACAGTCACAGTCGAAGTGGTTATCGTAGTTGGACACACTGACAGCGTTGGAACAAATACTTATAACTTAAATTTAGGTATGCGTCGTGCAGAAGCAGTCAAACGATATTTGACCAGTCAAGGTGTAGAGGCGGCTCGTGTATATACTGACAGCAAAGGTGAAAGTCAACCAGTTGCATCAAATAACACAGCACAAGGTCGTAGCGAAAATCGTAGAGTGGTAGTTGAAGTATACGGTTCTAGCAAGTAAAGAAATAGTCTCCTACCAGATAAATACTTTTCCAAGGAGGGGCAATCTATGAAACAGAAAAAACTTTTAGTTAAACTGTACAGGGCTTGCGTCGACCATGATACAGAAACAGTTTCCGAACTACGTAAAAAAGAGTTCGCTAAGATACTGAAACATAAGGCCGAAGGTAAACCATTTACACCAAAATGGACACTGGTGCAGATTTAACACAATTGTAATAGTACACACACTCTAGAGCGATAAATATTAGCTTATGCTAAAAACTTATCGCTCTATTTTCATCTCAGATATTCATTTAGGTACGAGGGATAGCCAAGCTAACAAACTCAACAACTTTCTCAAACACAATACATGTGAAACACTTTATCTTGTAGGAGATATATTAGATGTGTGGCGCATACAACAAAACAAATGGCGTTGGAAGCAAAGTCACACTAATGTTGTAAGACGTATACTGGGACACGCTAAACGTGGTACTAGAGTAATCTACGTAGCAGGCAATCACGATGAATTTCTAAGACCACTAATGCCGTATGGTATTAACTTTGGCAACATTGAAATTGTAAATCAAATAGAACATATTGGTGTAGATACTAAACACTATCTAGTCACACATGGCGACTTGTTTGATGGCATTACTAGACTAGCACCGTGGTTGGCATTCTTAGGTGACAAAGCATACGACTTTATCTTATCAGCTAACAGTAAATTTAATTGGCTACGCCATCGTATGGGCTTTGGGTATTGGAGTCTAAGTAAATATCTCAAATCTCGTGTTAAGAAAGCAGTAGACTTTATATTCCAGTTTGAAAAGAATCTTGTAGCCTACTGTAAAAAACGTGGGTATGATGGTGTAATATGCGGACACATACATCATGCCGAAATTAAAGAAATAGACGGAGTAGTATATATGAATGACGGCGACTGGGTTGAAAGTTGTACCGCACTTGTAGAACATCATGACGGTCGCTGGGAAATAATAACTTGGACCAAGGAGAGCGATGATGTGGTTATTGATAATACTAGCAATACACGTAAACGATCCCAGAGACAATCCGGGTCGAGTGACCTTGACGTTTCTCACACAAACTGAGTGCGAGCGAGCACGAGCAACAATGACCAGTTGGTTAAAATTTGAAAGTTTTAAGGTGGTAAGCGAATGCAAAAAACAATCTTAATCGTTACAGATAACCTAAAGGATCAAATCAATGGTGTTGTTACGACCTACAAAAATATTGAGGAACACGCGATTCGCGATAACTATCGTGTTGTATATCTTGATCCCGGGCGGTTCCGCTATGTTGATTGCCCTGGCTACAACGAAGTCAAGATTGCCTTTCCCAGGAAGGTGGGCAAGATACTTGAGGAGATCAATCCGGATTATATCCATATCGCCACCGAAGGTCCTGTGGGTCTGCGTGTTAGACAATATCTTGACAAACACGGTTATCGCTACAATACTGCTTATCATACTAAGTTTCCAGAAGGACTTAGAGCCTTATTTGGAATCCCTGAAGTCCTTACTTGGCCTTTAGTACGTTGGTTTCATAAGCACAGTGGCAAAGTGTTGACCACTACAGACACAATGGTAAAGGAATTACAGGCCCATGGATTTGATGGTGAACTTGTATCGTGGACGCGAGGAATTGACCGTACAATCTTTAATCCCAATAGTCGTGATAGAGAAGATGATTCAACAATACTATTGTGTGTCAGCCGTGTTAGTAAGGAAAAGAATCTAGATGAATTTTGTAAATTAGATTATTTTGGTAGTCGTAAAATAATGGTTGGAGATGGTCCTGATCGTGCTCGACTAGAAAAATTATATCCAGATGTAGAGTTTGTAGGATTTAAGACCGGTATAGAATTAGCACAGTATTATGCTAATGCTGATGTATTTGTATTTCCTAGTCGTTGGGAAACATTTGGCATTGTTATGATTGAGGCAATGGCTTGTGGTACTCCTGTAGCGGCATATCCGTGTCAAGGTCCTAAAGATGTTGTTGAACAGGGTGTAACTGGATTCTTAGAAGAAGACCTAGCTACCGCAGTATATCGTTGCACCGGTCTTAATAGAGATACTGTATTATTAGGAAGCCAAAAGTGGTCATGGCAACGTGCTTGGGAAATATTTCGAGATAATTTGATTAATAAAGATTAATTTGTAATCTTAGAGTAATCATGCACTCCGTAAATAATAAGGTACCATGGTGGTACACACTCATAAAACCTTAAGGAGCAATTCATGAGATTAGAAGATTTAGCCGCAAGATTAGTATCTGTTGAAGCCAAACTAGCAACACTAACTGGCACTTCAGTTAAAACAGACAATGCCACAAGTATTGATGAACTAGATTCCAGACTTTCCGTAGTCGAATCACAAGTTGACTATTTAATCGCTGGAAAAACACAAGAGCATATTGATGCTATTATTTCTGCACCGGCAGGCGATGCACCAGTAGAAGTTGAAGATGTAGTTGCATTTTCTCCAAGTGCTAACCACGCAGAAGCAGCCGACATTGTTTCTGATGTTGTTACAGCACAGTTCGACGCAGAGCCAGTTGAGCACTTTGAAGTTGCTGAGATTGTTGCTGCCGCAGTTGCCGCGGTTGTTACAGCTGATCCAGAAGTTGTTATTGATCCAGTTGCAATTACAGAAGCTATTGTTGCCGCAGTTGCTGATATGCCAGCTCCATCTCCAGAATTAGCTCAACAGGCTGCTGACGCAGTTGCTGAAATTATTGCTACAGTTACTGGTGAAGAAGTTGCTCCTGAAGTACAACAACAAGTTGCTGAAGCAGTTGCATTACCAGCTGATCCAGAATTAGACGCTATTGAAGCACGTTTGAATATTGCTGAAGCAAAGGTTGACAGCCTATTGGGAAAGTAATAAACAAAATCCAAACTTGGGTTGGATTTTTATTCAAATCGGATACAAGATAAAGTATCGCTGGAATTCGTAACCAGCACAAAAGAGCTTTCGAGCTCTTTTTTATTGACAAACTCTCTAAATAAATATATACTGTAGTTATTGTTGTAATTCCTTTGTAGCAAAGGCATTGTGGACGTGGGTTCGATTCCCACCATCTCCACCCAAGTATATTCGACCCGATGCGCGAACGGGTGACATGTAACAGAGTATGCTTGATTGGGGGTGACCTGGTTTCGACATGGTGAGATAGCGAAAGAGGCAACACAGTAGGCGATGACTGTAAATCAAGCAAATCTCGTAAATGCAAAAGCAAATACAGGCGAAGTAACTGTTTCTGG